CTACAATCTTGCCATCAGGACCACGGACCACCGACTTAGGCCTGTTAATGCTTTCTGCCATAGAACCCACTTGCTTGACCACCTGAGACAAGCCACCAGAAAGCTGCACGAACATCTGTTGGTTCTGCTGCTGTATGTTCAGCATTGCCTCGGTGCGTGCGTCTTCTGCCATCTGCCTACGCATTTCCGCATCTTGCTCTGCGGCTTGCTTTTGGGTGTCTCTTGCTAGCACTGCGTCATCAGGCACGCCAGCGATAATCAGCTTCACCCGTGCATCAAGCTCTGCGATGTAACGCTTGGTGTCGTCTTCCATAGCCTTAATCTGGCGCTCGTTCTCAATCCTCATTTGCTCGATCTGAGATTCGTATTGCGCTTTAAGCGATTCGCGCTCCGAGTCGCGGGCATCGTTGCTGGCCTGCAGTTGCAGTTCCATTTCGCTCTGACGCTGCTCAAACTCCATCTTAAGCCGCTGCATTTCCTGCTGCATGGTCTGCTCGGCCTGGAACTTCTGAACCTCCATTTGCTGAGTAGCTTGGAACTTATGAATCTCGGCTTGCTGCTTCATCTGCTCAAGCTGAATCTTCGGGTCAACCTGAGGAGGCTTCGGAGGTGCGGTTTCTGGATCGGTCAGGAACTCGGTAACGTCCTTATAGCCCACGGTCTTAACCATGCGGGCTAGAGTGTTATAGATATTCTTCGGCGTTGCAAGGCCAATCTGCATCGCCTGCGCCTGAATCAAGCCAATCTCTTTCAGCACTGCAACTTGGCTTGTACGGTCCCCCATGCCAAACGTCATGGCAATCTGCAGGTCGTTGCGCTTGACCCAAGTACGAGGGTCAATCGGAACCCACTCACCACGCAGGCGAATCATCTCAGCCTTGCGGGTATGCAACAGCGTGATCTGGTGGACAAGCTGGAAGAGCGTCTTAATGCCAGTCTCAGCGAACACCCGAGCAATAAACTTAATGCGCTGCTGTGCGGCAGTTAGCATCATGGTGTTAGCCGTAGCGCCTGCCTGATTGTTCAGCACGTCAGGATTAATGCCCTGCGTCTGGTCACTCACACCTGTGCGCTTCTGTGCGATACGGTCAACGTATTCCATCATGGGAATAGCGATTTGGCCGTTAGTCGGGTGCGTCAGCGGGAAGAAAGGCTGCGTGTTCTTAGCGCCATTGAATCGGACGATACCACCTGGGCGGCTGTCCAGCATGTCATCCAGATTAACGCTGTTCTCGTCAACACCATAGCGCCCATTATTGGCGAGGTACTGGTTATCAAGCGCACCGCGAAACAAGGCGGTTTGGATGCGTTGCAAGTCCATCACAGCATCGGCAACGCTCAGGCCATAGTGCTGATGCGGCAGCGGTGTTGGGCACAGCGCGACAATCGGAATGAACTCGCATTCCTCGTTATGCAGAATCTTGGTGCCAACAACGATAACGTGGCGCAGTTCAGCACGACCGTCGCCATCCATGTCAAAGCGCACCCAACTCTCACGCACCTTAACCCGGCGCATGGCAGGATCAACCTGTTCGCCATCACGGTCACGGAACGGGCTGTAATCGTCGCGCAGGTCTTCTTCCCAATCGCCAATGCTGTTTCCATCGTCAGCAAGATCATCGGGAACGTCAAAACCTTCCAGACGAAGGTCGGTCAGTGTCTTGTATTCTGCGTGCTGGACAAACGCCACACGCTCATCCTGCAGGCTCAGACCACGGGCATTATGGTCAACCCGGATGTGTTCCGGCGCAATGTTGCAAATCTTGACCACATCGCGGGAACTCTTGCGGTTCAGTTTGACGGAATGCTCACGGACCATGACAGGCATACCCATCTGGTCAAGCACGGGATTACCCATTGCATCCATCATCGGCTCGGATTCTTCCTCATGCTCGATGATTTCAATATCCTTGTCCTGCATCAGGATGGCATATTCGTCATCCGTCAGGTCATCGTAGTATTCGCAGGTGATGTCTTCCGAATCGTCCCAATAGACCTTTACATAGCCATTTTTCTGAACCAGAGCATCATGCATCCAGCCATAGAACACATCAAACCAACTATTGCGCTGGGTAATGATGTGGTTCACATAATCGGATTCTTGCTCTGCAGCCTTGGTGTCTTCCGGTCCACGGGGCTGGAATGATACTAACTCGTCACCGCTGCAGAAAATATCTGCCAGTTGTGGTTTGAGCCACTCGACGGTATCCCAAACGGTGCGGGCGATTACCTGGGATCGGCCTTCAACTTCATTGCCAAGAGGATTGCCAAGATAATAATCAAGAGCATCTGTGCGGTCTTCCTGCAGATTGCCATACGTCTCCGCATTGGATTCGTATGCCTCAATAGCATTTAGAAGCTGGGAGTCATCCATTATTTTGTTCCTTGGGCGGCCTGCCGGGTTTTGGACGCTGCTCTAGCGCCGCTATTCGAGATTTTAACAAATCTATCTCTTTTTGCAATGTATTAGATTTCATTAATTGCTCAAGTTCGGCAATGCGCTGCGCTTGTTCCTTGATTTGGACTGCAAGATGGATGCTCATATAACCTCAAATTTGTTGTTTTTGACTAAGTTTTCTTGGGCGCTAATTACTCTTAAGTTTTCGTGATGGTGCAATCCGCATACCAACTTTCCACGCAATGGAATTATGTGATCTACGTGATATTTTGTACCACTCTCTCTTGTCAATACCGTCGCGAGCAAATAAAACTGTTTTATAAGGTCTTTGTCAGCCCAAGAACAAGCAGCACGTCTTTTTGCTGCAGCAGATTCCCTATTTAACGCCCTTGCTGTTGGTGTTTTGTACCACTCTTTTCTTTTAGCAAGTCTTCTTTCTTTGTTTCTTTCTTCCCAGTTTTTTACATACTTTTTCTTTGCTTCTTTGCTTTCTCTTTTGTGAAGCTCTTTTACTTTTTCTTTATTCTTTTGCTTCCATGCTCTTTTTTGTGATGCAACTTTTTCTTTGTTGTTTTCCTGATATTTGCGCATTGACTCACGCGCTTTTTCTTTGTTAGCGTGATACCAACGTCTAGCGTACTCTTTTTGTTCTTCGGTACAAGCCATCTAAATCACGCCATTTTGCCGGTATTTAATAGGTGCGCTCTTAGGCTTGGGTTCCTCGTAAGCCACTGCCATCAGCCCGAAAGCGTCTGATCCGTGGCTGGCCCAATCATGCTCCGGTCCTAGCCCGATGCCCCGCACATCGTCGCGTTTCTCGTGATACCAGCCCAAAGCATCGCGCCCTGCCTGTGTTGGTTCCTCGTTAAACCATATCTGCGGGAACAGACGACGCACGGCCTCAATGCGCTTCTTTGCTGCGCCTGCACCCTGGTTAGGGATTACCGTTGCTGTGTATCCTGCGGCGCGTAATGCACTCTCATAGCTTACGTCATGCACCTTATCGTGCGTTGCACCGTCATGGGGAAGCCAGAATTGCGCCTTGTCTTTGGTGTATCCGCGCTCCCTGCACCAGTTCAAGTGTGCCGCTAGGGGTTGGCCTACTGCCTCGTAATAATCCAGCACGCGAATCTCTTTGCCGATAAACTGCGCTGCCCACATCGCGAAGGCGTCTGCCCTGGCTCCAGTGCCGCCAATGTCGCAGAATAGCCGGATGGTCATCAGCGGATCAGCTCCTACCCTGCCGATCCTACCCTGTGCCTTAGCCTCTGTCAGATGCTTGGCAAAGTACGCGCCTTCCACCACGCTGGCGTAGTCGCCCTCCCAGATATGCGGCACTTGCTCAGGGCGATGGAGCATGTCGTCTTCCATCGCACGTTTCAGCACATCGGGGAACTTAGGATTATCTTGCCAGTTAAGTTGTACGATTTTATGGCGCGGGTTGGTGCTGTTTTTAAACCGCTTGTCAGTAGCTGAGCCTTTGCGCTTAGGGTTCCAGGTTACCCACAGTTCAGCGTTCCAGTCTTCGCCCTCTTCCCGTAGTGTCGGGATAAGCGTAGTCCAAGCCTCATCACTTACAGGTTCTGCCTCATCCACCCAGCACAGCAGAATCCGTCCCTTAGACTTGATGGAAGCGATATTCCGGTCCAAGCCAGCAAAGGCGAACCAAATACGTCCGTCCCTAGACTTGATGTACTTGTCGCCTATTTCGTAGTAGGCCATCAGCCACGGCTCTTCCTCAATGGCCCGCTTACATTCCTCTAGGCTCGATTCGTCCAGGCTGTTCATAAACTGGCGGGCGCACAGCAGAATGCCGCGAATGCCTGCCTTGCCATACTGATAGCCTTTGGCCCCCACCATCTTGGCGAATGAGCGGGTCTTGCCTGACCCTCGCCCACCCCGTGCACCCCTTACGTCTGCATCCCCATCAAAGACAGGAATGAGCTTTTCAGGGATTTGGATTGATACCGTTGTCACTGATTTTCTTCTCCAAGTCCTCTACCTTTTTAGCCAAGGCTTGGATTATTGGCAATGACCAAGCAAGAGCATCGATGCTTAAAGGAACGTTTGTCCCAAGGCTATCAGCAAGATGCTCAATTTCTTTCTTTGTATCTGGAGATAGAGATAGCATGTCAATCCTTCTTAAGCGGCTCGATCAGAACTTTAGTGACTACCTCTAGCGGATTGTCAGGATCACCAGACAAAGTTAAAGGCAACAGTTTCGGATAAATCTGCGTCCAAAACGCACGCTCATTAGCCGGGTCTTCCTTAGCCCACTCAACGAGTCTTTCCTCGCCACCTAGCTCAGCAGCAGCAGCGGCTATAACCTCTTTAGCAGCCTTCCCTAGCTTGTTAGGGCTACCTTTCGGTCTGCCCC